AGTAGATCGATCGTGGGGTTCGATGGGAAGTGCACTTTCCCAGTGAGCTTGAGGTAGGCAGCGCGGGCTGAGGATGAAATCAGGGAAAACATCGCATAGGAGGCGTGCTTGAGATGTGGGACTAAGCGATCAAACGAAGAGGGGTCGGGCTCGCCTAGACGAAGAAGGACCTTTTGAGATCGGGAGGCGAATTGGCAAAAGTAGTCAAAGCAAGCGGACTGATACATGACGAAGTCGACAGGGAAGAGGCGCCAGAGAGAATCACCGAGGCCGTGACCAATAGCGAACTCAGAAAGATAAGAGGGGAGCTTCTCGAGGTGAGAGGCGTCGTCAAAGGACACGGCGAGCTTGGCGAAGAGGGCGAGAGGGGAGCGGACGGCGCCTTCAGGTCCGACGTAGTATCCGCAGAAAAGGCCGTACTGAGAAAGCTCGGTTTTGAAGCGGAGATGTAGGAGAGCTGAAACAGCGGACCAGAAAGGGGAGATGGGGGGCTCGGAATCAAGAAGAGAGTCATCGCCAGAGATCATGACACCTTCACCGGAGACTTGATATTTAAGGAATATGACGGCGAGATTGTAATCGGAATTGTCGTCGTAGGTCCCGGGTTCGCCGGTGAGACGCATGCAGGTCAAAGGTCCGAATTGAGTCTCGATGCTGGTCTTGATGGTATAGTGCAGGTCTATCAGATTCTCTGGGATGTTAAGGCGCTGCATCTTCTTCACTTCAAAAAGAACTGCTTCACCATGCTGAGACTGGTCGAAAGCAGTGTAGTCGTTGGTGAGGTGGATGGCGTGAGTGAGATGTTCCTGGCACCACTGGGACAGCTCGAAAGGGGTGTGACCGGCGTGGATGTAGATGTGGGCGGGACGGTCTTGATCGTCGAAATGACGTTGATATTTCTTGACCGGGCCCAGAGCGAGGATGATGGCGTCGTGCATTAGGGCAAGAGTTTGGCACGCTTTCCAAGAGCCAAAAATGGAGCCCTCGTTCACTTTGTGCTGGGTCTTGGCGAAGATGCGAACAACGGAGTAGCGCCAGTCAGGATCTGAACGGAAGGCGTTGGCCATGATGACGGCTTGAGTCTTGGAAGAGAGTTGGGCAAACTCGTTAAGGTTGATGCACTCAGCGAAGAGGACGGGATCAAAAGGTATGCGGCGGTTTGGGTTCCGACGATAGGCTCGGCAGTGGGCCTCGTAAAGAAGCTGAGCCATGAGCTGGTCGTTGGAGTTGGGCTGGTACTGGTGGGAGGAGGAGCGGAAACGAAGCCTTTTCTTGATGGACGCTGGGAGAAGCGTCGGATCGTGCTTGGCTGAGTGACGAGCAGAGAGAAGAGAGATGTTCTGGGGGCCTAGTTCATTTGGAAGATTGAGGTAGGGAAACTGATTCGAAGTTTGATCCCGGTAAATAATCTCTTTAGAGGCTGGATCTAAGGCTGGTAAGAAATTTGAGGCGAGGGATTGAAAGTCGATACCAGGGTAAACGGGTTCGAAG